ATATCTTTTCCGTCTACATTATGAACAACTTTTGGTAGGTAATTTAAATATACTAGAAATGGTTTGATAATATGATAATCTTGTTCGTCTATCTTAAAAAATATCATCTTAACAACAGCTTCTATAGTGAAGACGTTACCCATAGAAATAATATGATTCAATAGTAGCCGCTCTCTTAATTCACCTGTGTCACGATATCGTTTTAGTAAGTTTCTAATATAGCGAATAATCGCTAAATCTTCGTGAAACTCATTAAAGGAAAAGATACAATCATTCAAGTAATGCTTTTTAGCAAACGCTTCAAAATTCTCTTCGGATATATTAATCACTATAACTCTTTAAATTTGAACAAAAAGAAACCCCTAATACTTGTTAACTTATATTTATCAAAAAAAATAGTTAACTAATATTAGGAGGTGCTTTCTACTTAAAACAAAAAGTTAATTCAGTCGTACCTTATTATTTATTTCTTTTTCTATGTCTGCTTCAACTAAACTTGTAATTGTATTCATAGTGTTTACAGCTACGCTTGTTAGAATTAAGATCTTCTTTTCATCTTCTATCAATTTTCTCGAAAACAAATCCTCTAAAACTACAATAGATCCTTTCACAAAGATGTATAGTTGAGGAAATATGTCCTTGATGCTTTCAAGCATCTCTTCAAAAGATTGTTCAATTGGATTGTTCATGAGAAGATTTTTTTACTTTTCTCTTCAACTTCAACTTCAACTCCTCATTCTCTTCTTTCAACTCTTTTAGTTTTTCTAAGATTCCGTCAAATGTCTCCCACCACTCGAATTCTTGTTTTACATCTTCAGTCATACAAATTATATTTTTTCTCGTTTTGTAGAATCCAGTAAAATAATTCATATTTAATCTGTAATATTGCTTTTGCTTTATTTAAAAGCTCACCTAGTACTTCCCTATTGTCTGATTCCTTTAATACACTAAAATATGGTGCTAGTTTACTCTTTCTATTAACATAATCACACCTAAACTTATTTAGAGCTTCAAGATCTGAAATATCATAGTTAAGTATCACATCTATTAACGAATTAATATCACTACACAATATCATAAAACTCTCCTGTCCAAGGATTTATTCTTTTTAATTTAGCTCGTTCTTCTTTCGTTTCCTCATAATCTATATGTAGAACATCATTCTCTGTATAATATATAGTTGCGGAATATTTACATTTAGGACAAAAATATGTCACATCTGATAACATCCCATCTTCACACTCTGGACATTTAAAAAATCGATCAAGATCAGAATAAGCAACTTTATTTGGCGCATTCTCCGGTCTTCCTGGAAAAGCATAATTGTGATACTGTTTTTTAACTTGAGCTACACTCATGTCTCTAAGCTTATAAAATCACCATTTTTATCAAAAATTGCCGTTCCTAAATAATGTCCGTTAGAACCATTCTTGTATTTATATCTATAATCGAGATGTATCCTTCGTTCAGCATTAGAGTCAGATCTTGTTTGCCCGAATTCGATGATTCTTATATCATCAAATAGTTTAAATGGAATTTCTTCTGCAAGATTTTTCGATGTAATTCTTACTCTTAAATCTTCATCTTGTGTTACCTTTATTTTAGGATCAACTCCAATATAATCCTTTAATGCATCATTTAATTGTTTTTCGTTTATCATCTTATTGCAGTTTTATTATAATATTTAATTAACAAATTTACAACATCTAACTTCTTTCATTCAAAGCGATTAGATGTAATAAAATTATTACATCTTAAACCCTTTGAATTTAGATTTTGCTGGTGAAGGTTCAGTAGTTGTTGTAGGTAGTTGTTGCTGAGCTGACATATCAAGATTGAACAATCTCATCTTCGATTTATCGACACCGACATAGAATTTATTCCAAAGATTAGGATTATTATAACGATTTTTCAGTTGTTTGATCATAAACTGATTCAAATCTGCCAATTGATCGTTCGAGATGATTGCAAAAAAGAGATCAGCAGACATCGGAATGCCAAAGCTCTCAGAAACGCCATCAATCTCCACATCACTATTAGTAGCTGATGCACGATTGCTTTGTGTTGCTGAAATCAGAGGGCAATCAAACTCAACAGCTAAACCTCTCAACTCCTCTGCTATAGCTTTTATGTATGTATAGCTATTAACAGAATTTCCCATTTTCATTCTAGATGAGAGACAGATATTAAGATAATCGATATAGATAATATCTGGTTTAAAGTTCTCCCGTAATTTTAATTCATCTAGAAGATGTCTAAAGTGGCTAACGCTAGCAGAAGCGGTAGGATATTCTTTAATAATTAATCTACCAGCTACTTTACTTCTAATTACATCAATACCTTTTTTATAATCAGCATCATTCATTAGCATTAATGAGTTGATATCTTTATCAAGAATATTTGCATCAATACGTTTCGCAATTTCTTCTTCGCTCATTTCTAGTGTTATATAAAGAACATTTTTACTATCGAGAAGATTATTTGCTGCCATATGACACATGCAGAGCGATTTACCAACACCGGTGTTATGACTCTCAATTTCGTTTGTATAATAACGATGCTCTTCATGATCTATTTCTATATCTACAATAGGTATTGTAGAGGTAGATTTAGTTACTGTAGCAAGTGATAAACCGTTTGTTGTCTGTATTCTTTTCTTTTCATTTGATTCATAAAGAAATTGTACAGAAGTCCATTTATTATCCTCTGTTTTAAGGAAATGGTTTGCACTACATCTTAATTTCTTGCCATTCTCAGTTTCCACTACATATTCTGTCCAGAAACCTTTATCAACAAAAGTCTTTACTGTCACCCAACCGTCTGGCGAATAAACATCAACTCTATAACCATCCTTTAGTAGACGATCAATTTCTATAATAGGTAAATGTATACGATCTACAAGTGTATTATTCTTTACTAATTTTGTATAAACAATAGTTTCCGGGTGAACACAACTCGCCATGATAATATTGAGAGTCTTATTTGCAAGACCTCCATTAGTTATTGTGTTAAATAAATCAATGTCGAACGATATTTTCATTTCCTTCTTTTTATAATGATTAATACGATCTTGAGCTTGATTAAGAAAATCATGACCAATCTTTGTATCAAATCCTACAGTTAGAGCTTGTGTAAGAATTTGTGGTATAGCTGTTTTTGTTAAATTAGAGTGAGATGTTTTATTTTTATCAGATTCCATAATCTGAATAGCTTCCATAATAGCACCATATAAAGCTTGATCTTGACAGAACTTCTCTGTTTGTATTGTTAACCAATCAAGATCTTTATTCTGTAGTGTAGCTCTTTCTATTAATATTGTAAGTTCCTTTAAACGCTGATGCACCTGTGCATTAATATTAATAAGGCTATCAATTTCAACATTTAATGCAGCTACTGATGGTAAACTATTATACTTCTCGATATAACTTTTTATGATCGTAAAGAGGATTTTTTCTTCTCCTGAACCAGAAAAATATTCTTCCTTTATAAAAGGAAGAACTTTTCTTGAATAATCCTCTTGAGATATAATATTATTTAAAATGAGATGTTCTAAACGATGAGACATGTAAAACGAAGATTAAAATTCCTATAAAAAGATACTAAAATTTTACTCATTTAATAATTCTGAATTTAATTCCTCTTCGTATTCTAATGTATCGATATTTTTTATTTTTTTAAAAACTTCCGATTGATCTACAGAAACTTTAATATTATCCTCGATCGTTTTTACGAATGTAGTTTTAGTGAACATTGTATTCCAGAAATCGTCATCATCCTCTACATCCTTTCTCCAAACAAGATCGAAATCAGGTAGTTCTGGTATTTTATATCTCATACCAGATTTTTCAAGAAATCCTGTCTCGAGCGCTAAGTCGAAAAGACCAGAGTATTTTTTTATTTGTCCACCATCAGGAATAACTAATGGAAATTTTAATCCCTCTTTTACGAATCTTGATTTTTCTGTTTTAATAATAAACTCGAATCCTTGTTCATCTTTATCACCTTTCTTTCTACTCATTATTAAAGCAGTGTTTGCTGATAGCATTATACCTGTGCCACCACTTATGATAGCTTTAGAATAAATTTCTAATGTCTGATAAACATGATTTATCACAAAGATTGGTATGTTCTTTAGATTAACTCTTGGTGTTAGCATTCTAAAAAGACTCTTTAAGACTTTAGCACGAGTCATATCAGTGCTTGTCTTTTGATTCTGTGCATCTTCTGTTTCTTTCAAGGAAGCTAAGTTGCCGATAGAATCTATTAGAATAAACACTCTATCATCATTATTAAGAGAGTCTATCTGGCTAATGATGTCATTCTTGAGCTTATCAATATCAGTAATAGGTGTAATAAATACTCTATCTGTATCAACCCCAATCGAATTTAGATATTCAGGTGAAAAAGAGAATTCTGAATCATAAAGAATTCCTATTGCTTCTGGGTACGTATCAAGATATGTCTTTAAGCATATAAGACCGGTTAAAGTATTATGATGTATGATACCATTTTCATCATTCACATACCAATGTGGAGAATCAATCTCTATATCATAAGCAGTAGTATTTTTTGATTTTTTCTTCGACATCAATTTAATAGATCCATTTTTGGTAAGTATTCTATGATTTATTTTTAGATCTTTAGCTAAAATAGATTCACCTTTGGAATTCATAAATGAATGTTCTTCTGCACACTCTAAAACAATATTATTATTGAATGTCAAAAATAACATTTTAGTATTTTTTTTGACGTGACCTTTGATTTTAGTTAATTCTCCTTTATGAGTTTCAACATAATAATCAACATCAGGATTCTGTTCAATAATCTCATAAAATTTCTCATACGTCGTTTCGTGTCGTTTCATATTTAACTTCTTTTTTTTATGTTTTGCACTTCAGAAAACCGCCACTTCCTTAAAGTGGCGGTAGTTCACAATTTCCGTACCAGAAAACCGTCACTTCTTTAAAGTAGCGGTAGTCCACTACTCTTCCGTATAATATACAAATTTAGTATCTGGTCCTAAACACTTAAATGAACGGCTAGCGCCAGCAATAACTGTTAGTCCTCGTGTAATACCACCAGTAAAGAATTTTCCAGATAAAGCTAGGTTGATGCTAGGGAATGGTGTCGGTAAAGACTCTTTGATAGTATAAAAACTTGAATCAGAAAACACTGATGATTCATCAACAGACGAATTCTTTTTGAGGCGCTTAAGAAGATCTTTAGCGCCATCCGATAATTGTTTTTTCATTTACTACTCCTTATAATCTTCATTCTAGAATTTCAAAAAGTATCATTTCTCGGGAAAAAGTATGAATGATTTTGGGGAAGTCCCCAACCCCAGGATGCATTCAATGCACTCTGATGAATAAATTCATCATATGTCATTTTTCGTGATTCTTCTATAAAATCTTTCATAAAAAGAAATACACGATCATCCGCAAAATCTTTTTCACTATATGGTGTTATTTTTTTTTCAAACATTTTTACTTTCGTTTAATATCTGTTTTGTTTCGTTTTCTGAAACAGTTTCAGTTGTTGGTTGCTGGTTATCTAATATCGCCTGACGATAACCTAATAACTGCTGATATTCTGCAGCTAATTGGTTGTTATCTTGTTGTAGTTTTGCAACAATTGCTTGAATTTGCTCTAAACGTGTGTTTACTTCTTGTATTGTAGCCATGATTGTGTTATGTTTTAGTTTAAAATTATACCTAAACCGACTTTTGATATGTTAACTATATCGTTCGTATGTATATGAACACTGTTTATAACTTTTTGAATATCGTTTGATATATAGTAATAATCTTTAAGTTTATCAGGATATTGTATAGTTACACGATAAATATCACTCTCAGTAAGCGAATTACTTAATGGTCTTAATGTTATCTTATTACTAAATTTTTGAGATTTCATAATTGAACTATCATTTAACAACTCTACATAGAAAATCGTAAATGAGATCTTATCATCTCTAATATTATCGATCTGCTGCTGAATACCTTCAGGTGTGTAGAATAATTTCTCTATACCACTAATAATCGTTATATTTTGCTTACTAAGCAACTGCTTAATTTCTTCTACTGTTCTCATGATTGCTTATATTTACAAAAATTACACAGATTTAAAAATCCCTGCTAGAGTGGATTTCTTTTTTATTTGCCAACCAATTACATCCAATATCATTTTTACAGGATTAATAAATGTCTTCTGAAATTGTGTTTCAAGATCTACTTCATCATCTAGCTCAAAATCCTTCGGTAAGAATTGCGGGAAAGCTATAACATGCTCATGTAAGACATTTGGCATGCGCATATAAACAAACTTCAACTTATTACCACTCTTTATCTCTTCATATTTATGAGAAAGATTAATTTTTTTTAGGTAATTATTATATGTAATAGCAGCACGTACGTGAATTGGTGTACTTTTTTTACAACCTTCACCATCAATCCACTTCTCTATATCCTTACAGCTTCTAGGGAAAGCAATATCAGTAGGTGAGCTCTGGAAGAATTTCTTTTTAAACTCATATATAAATTGCTGAACAGCCACTTCATCTTTATTCATTATTAACGTGACAGCTTCTTTAATAGCAACTCGACATATCTCAGGAGTTGATGAGCGTATGATTTCAAGATTTTTAACTTTTAGTTTTGGCTCGTTATATATAACACCTTCATCACTGTAGACGTTTATCACATATTTTTTCTTCTTTAACCATATCGCTGTATCTCCAATTGATTCTAATTTGATATGTATAGCGTTCTTATAAGCATTCAAATAATCACTATATTCGACATAACTATCATTCATCACCTTCAAAAGCTTCTCATTAGCAAATCGATCAATCGCTTTTATTACCTTCTTTGTTTCTGGTAGAACAGGAAACAACTCTTCCACCAATTTTTTCAATGTGACATAAACCGAATCAGTATCGATCGCTATAACGTAATCAACTTCTTTTGTATTAAGAAGGTTGTTAAGATATTCGTTTGTAATTCTTTCTGTCCACTTAATAGTTGCTTGACCGGTCAATGTGACCGTTTCTGCTAATCGAACATCAAAGTATCTGAAATGACCAGCTCCTAAACCGCCATATATTGCATTTAAGAAGATCTTTAGTGAGTTTTGCTGTGTGTTAAGATCCTGAACTTCATAATCTAATAATTCAATCTTTTTTTCTAACTCTGGATCATGACTAACTTTGAGTTCTTTCTTCATCACTTCTATCTCTCTCTTCTTCTTCAACATCTCTATCTTTATCTTCTTTCTCTGTGCATACTTTTCTTCAACTAAAGCTGGTAAGAATCCTTGCTTTGTTCGTGAATAATAGTAACCACTAGCAGTCATAATGATGTCACTATTCTTTACATATTTATTATCAAATGTTTTATGAGCGATCGATTCAACTAATTCGTCTTTACTATGCAAAGTAAATGGTGGAATATCAAGAATCGTTTCTGGTGAGATATTAAATTGAACAATAATACTAGGATATAGACTATCGACATCAGCGCTTGCAATCCACTTGCTCATTCCAACGTAAGGTGCTTTTACAAATCCACCAGCATATTTATCATCTGTTTCTGTATATTTCTTAGGAGGGACAGCTATTTTTTGTTTATAGAGATAGTTATAGATGAGAATATCAAGATACTTAGCAGTACCAAACACATCCTCAAAATTAGCTTTTGCCATGTAAGCATAACGATATGTAATCGCTAATAGTTGAAGTTTTTTATCGAGCTTACGTAAAAGATCAACATCTCGAATGTTGTAATCGATAAAAGTATTCCATGATTTCTTATAAAGATCTGCTAAACTAGCAAACTCTGAATAATCTAGCTTCTTCTCACCAATCTCGACATATGCAATATTATTTAAACTATACGACTCACGTGGAGTAAGAATAAAGCGTTTATAGAGTTTCATATAATCGAGATCTGCTAGACCTGGAATTATGTAGAAGTGACTTAACCCTTGTTCGCGCTCTTCCGGATATAATCCCCAAGGAGAGAAGTATGTTGTCCACCTCCTGTTATACTTCTGTATGATACGATTGAAGATGTACGGTAAGTCAAATGAGTTGCCGTTCCATGAGGATACTGCGTCACACTTTTCTTTCCTCATAAACTTACAGAAGTCGTACAACATCATACCTTCATTATCAAATTCACGATAATCAAGGTTTTGCATAGTGCCAGTATATTTTCCTAATCCCCAGGTGTGAAATATACCATCATTAATAGCAACTGTTATTGCGTTGATAATATTACTAGCATCAACCCAACTATTAGGCATACGACCTTCTGATTCGATTTCTATATCTAAGAAAGCGACTTTAATGTATTTTTTATCATAAACAACTTCATCTGGAATGAATTCATTTATGAATGCGTATTCTTGTTCGGTAGATCTTGTGAAACCGAAGATTTGCGATCCATCTCCGACATAATTTCTCATCATAGAAATTGACTGAAATTTCATCGGTTTGAGAAAATTACCATGATAATCTCTCCACTCTGATTCTTCAGAATTATTAGTCGGTAGATAAACAGTTGGAGAATAATTCACTTTAGTGCTGAAATACTCTCCGTTGTCGTATCCTCTCACATATATATTCCCTTTGATATTGCGGGCGCTTGTGTAGAAAATGCTCATAATAGAAAATAATACAAAAAATTAACAGAAATAAAACTTAACGAACATTGTATTCGCCTTGATCCTCATCTACCTTTTTAGAGTGATATTTTCCTAAGTTATATTTTGGTTGTAGAGTCCAATTTTCTTTATCACCAAATGAAACAATTTTTATACTATTGATAGGGGCTTGTTCTTCTATTTTTGAAGAATCAATAATTTTAAGGAGTGCCCACTCACTCAACAATCTTGCAATTAAATTCCTTCTTCTAAGATCACTATCATTATAGTTTGTATCTTTTCCATCGAGTGCTAGTAACTCCTTAAAGTGTACGATATAAAACTTACCTCTCTTATGAAGAATATGGCAGGATTGAAATAAGGTTTTTGTATTTCTTGCTGAAACACCAATTCGTGTTAGTGTTTCGCGAATCTTAAGAAAGTTATCAGGTGATGTGAGTTCTATTTCTATAAATGTATCAATCAAATGATCAATTTCTTCAGAATTATAATAACGATCAAAATTTACATTATTCATGCTTTTTATTTTTTTATTTTAACAAATTCACCTTCAAAATGATCTTCTTTCATTATCTCTATTTGTTCTTTAGTTAGAACTTTTAGAAATTCTTTCGTTTTTAAAGTAGAACATTGATAATGATCTTGGAGAAATTTTAGATCTTCATCTTGTTCAGATTTATACCATTTTGAAAAGCGTTTTTTTGAGCGAACTGTGAATAATAAGAATGAATATTGTTCTCTTTTACTAATATATGAACGAATATTCATCTCATACGCATAGAGTACTGTATCTGGATGATAGCTTAATGCTCGATTAGTAAGAAATGGATTATATTCTTCTTCCTTACCTTGTTCCTCTTTCAGTAGATCTTTTTTATCGTACATTATATCATTAACAAAATCGAACAGATTCATACTATGATCACACTATTATTTATAAGAAATTAGTCTCTGACATTAGCACTGTTAACATCGCCGTCATATTTAATTCTCTATCAGCACCATTAACACTTCTATATTGATATTCTGCTAATGTAAGAATGGCTTGTGGTATACTATCAGTTTTTATGAGAGAGTAAATGTTTTCAAATATCGCTCGACATAATAACTTCATATTCAAATCGCACTCTGCTACCCACTTTCTCATACTCTTAAAATCTCTATCCTTTAAAAAGTTAATAAGATTTTTGAGATCTTCATCTCGTGTTATAGATAAAATTCCATTGTCAACATTCTTGTTCTTTGACGCGTACGCCTGCACTTCATTTAAGGTTTTTCTAAAATCAGGGAAGTATTTGATGATTACTCGCACTAAAACTTTGATATCATATGTAATACCCTCAAGTTCTAATATTTCTTTAAGACGCATGAGATATGCATTGGCAATGAGGCTTTTATCCTTCTTTTCTATCTTAAAATCAATCATAGCCATACGTGAATCAATAGGGACGATAATATCTTCTGGATAGTTGCAAGTAAATATGAACCCACAATTAGATGAATATCGTTCTATAACTCCTCTCAACGCCTTCATAACATGATGACCTGCCATATCAAACTCATCCATCAAGACATACTTTCTTTTACCGAAGAGGCTTGAAGAGCCAGCAAAATCCTGAATATACTCTCGTAATACATCTATAGTTCTTCCTTCTAGAGAACCGTTAATAATGATATATTCAGCTTTTATTTCCTCGAGAAGAGCAAGTGCGATACTTGTTTTCCCCATTCCGGGATTACCAGATAATAAGATTGTTGGAATAAATTCATTATCAACGTATGATTGAAACTGTTTTTTCATCTCTAAAGGAAGAATTACTTCCTGTACAGTTTTCGGTCTATATTTTTCAACAAATGCAAATTCTTTTGCCATAACAAAACTCTTAGAGTTATAATGTAGTTTCGACTGCAACCCAGTATGTGCAGATATCGTTCTTAAATTCTACTAGATCACTATCACCAATAGTACCAATTTTTACGTCATAATCAAGTTGTAAGAATTTTAAGTTATCTACAGCTATAGGGAAGCAGTAATTTTTTGTAGAAGGGTAGGTATTGTTAGTAGGGCAGGTATTATTAGTGAGAGAGTAACTATTCGAACTCAATTTTATACCATCACATACTTTAAGCACTCTCCCTTTCTCATCATTATTAATAATAAAATGAGGAACTTGTAATAAAGAGGCGCTTTTGATCAATTTCTGAAATTCCTCTTTACTTAAAAAGAATTGATCATGAACCTCCTCTAATTCAACATCCTCATTCGGTGGAGATATAATCTTATTAGATTTGTGGTAAAAGTATCTAATAACATCCTCTTCCTCTCCTATTATATCTACAAAAGTAGAATTGAATTCCAAATTAGGTCTCTTGAACATTGATACTGCTGCAAGAAACCTTGATAACCCATAAATTGCACACTCAACAGGGAACGTTTCCTCTACCTTAGATCTTGTTAGAATAGCTTGCGACTGAGATATAGTTCTTAAAATGTTTCCTGGCCGCAAAAGTATTGCATCATTCAATAAAGAAAAGTTTTTAAGAATCGTAAGCGTTTCGATAGAAATATTCATCATTATATAATTATTTTTTATTAATAGACTGTATCACTTTTTCATTATGATGAGGTGAAATACCAGACAGATTTAATGGTCTTGGAATACTAGCAATATCGGCTATCGAACCAGAAAATACATAGCTTCCTGTGTGACTTATTGACATCCAAGGACAAATCCATACATGAAACCCTAACTGGCGTGCTTGTTGACAGAAAAGATAATCTTCACTAAGATATCTTTTGCTCACTGGATCAATCACACAATCAAATATTGCATAGACAGGTTTTGACCCATCAAACCCTTTTGTTCTTGCATGATCTGGGATATACTTTTTATCAGGATATTTCTTTCTAAATCTATCAATAACCTCTCTTGTGATGCACATAAACCCAGTGCCAGTCTCAGAAACTTCTAATGGTTCATTAATCATAAACCCTTTGCCTTCCCCTTCTTTTTCCTCGAGTACGTTGATTGCAAAATCACTAGTATATTTTCTTAATGAAGAAGGATCATTATCACCGAAACCTGATTTTACAGCATCATAAACTTTCTCCCACGCAATATCCTTCTTTGCATAAGCACCAGCAATAACATCATATTTTGATTTTCCTTTTTCTTGGACTCCACAAAGAGATACTAAGTGAATTGCATCTCTTGGGTCAAAACCGATATCAGCATCAATAAAAAGTAGATGTGTATATTCACTACGAAAGAATTCTTCTGTTAAGAAATTTCTCGCTCGCTGCACAAGACTTTCATTGAAGATGAATTTAAAATTCAAGGGGATACCATATTTTGCACACAAGATACCAAGGTTAATACAAGAGCTTGTATAAGAACCACAACATTGTCCGCCATACATAGGAGTTGCTACAAATATGCTCTTCCCTCGTAGCCTTTCAGCGAGTAATTTCAGATATTCTTCTTGTCTTCTCTTTATCTCAGCTTGAGAATCTTCAGCTTTAGGGATCTGCTGTTTGGTTGGATCAAAAACATTAAACTCTTTCATTTTTTTATTTTTTTATTTTTAATATACAAATCAGTTACTGTCAACCAAATATCACCGGTATTTTTTCCTTGAATAGTTCTAATAACGGAATCACAATTCTTCTCATTTCCGGGTGTGCAGCTCTATCTGTTCTCAGTTCAAAAAAGTGTATCCACTCTCTCAGGTTAGTTTTCATAACCAATTCTGTTGATAACGCTAGCGGTAAAACATCTCTTGCATCTTCTGGTTTTATTTCTAATCCTAGAAGCTCGTGATAAACTTCTTCACAATTTTTGCAATGATTAGTAAATATTTTTAATGCAGTTGAATTTTTACTTATATTAAGAGGCAAAATAAAATCAATTGAAGCGCGATATACAATGTAACGAGTGCTTGACTGTGCGTAACTACAAAGACGATGACGAACAATTTCATTAGCGATAGCTCTTGATATATTAAATCGTACTGTTACATCGACAAACTCAAACATAGCGGTATGATTCCTGTTTTTTAGATTCAGTATCAATGATTCTGCTGAATCGTCAGTAATCTTATCATAACTACGATAGCAAGTTCGAGCTGCTAATTCTATATCTTTTAAACAATTTGGTGAAATATATGTGAGAATCTTTACAGAGGGTTCTATTAAATTCATATTATTTTTATTTTACTGAAATTTCTAATTTTTTCTATATGAAGATTTTGATTATAGCCACTATCGAATTTATCCTTTAGATCAGGATTATGAGTAATGATGAAGATATTATGTTCTTTCAAACCTTTTATCACCTTCACTATATTCTCTGTTCCTTCTTCTCCTAAAGAAGAATCTAATAATTCATCAAGCAATAGCAAATTTGTTCGTATAGAATTCTTTGATGCAGCAATATCACGCCAGGTAAATAATAAGGAAATATCTATCTTTTTCTTTTCTCCTTCAGAGAAATTTAGATATCTGAAATCATCTGAATGTCGTGATTTTATAGACTCTTCAAAATTCTCATCTAATGTAAATTTAGCAAAAAAATTAAGCTTCTGTAGATAAAAATTAACTCTTTGATTGATAATAGGTATATATTTTTTAATAATTTGTGCCTTTATACCGCTATCTTTCAATAAGTTAGTAGCGGCTGTATAAATCTCCTTCATCTCATTTAACTCCTCTAATTTCTTCTTTTTCAATTCGAGCCCCTTTCTTAAATCATCAATAGAAGTTTTTTTAATAACCGCATCATTATGTTTTAAAGCTTGAATCTCTTTTCTCATTTTTTCGATAAAAGATTCACAAGTTGATATTTTTGCACTACACTCGGCAACTTCTCTTAATAATTTCTGTACTGACTCAAAATCGGTAGAGATTTTTTGTTTAGCTGTTATTGATTTATCGTAAGCTAACTTTAGTTTATTAAAATCTATTTCATGAGAGATTATTTTCTTGCTCCTCTCTTCTATAGCTTTTCTCCTAAACTCTTGATCAATAACCTGATTGCATGTAGGGCAAGTTTCATTATTTGTGAAGAAGTTTATTTCATCTCTTATTGCACTCATCTTATTCTCAATCTGATCCTCAAATTTTAGAATCTCTCTTATTTTTTTCTCTATCTCTTCATACTTCTTTTTTAACTCTTTTTCTTTTTCTTTAGTTTTATTAACATCAAGTTTATTAATTCTAACTGTCGATTCAGTTATAATTTTTTCTGTTCGTGTTATTTCCTGAATATTAGATTGAATTAAGATATTATTATCATCGTCATGCTTCTTAGAGTAAGCTTCTTCTAATCTAATTTTATCTTCAAGAGTAGATATCTCATAATTTAGTTCACTTATTTCTAGCCGCAAATCATCAAACTTATCCTTTAAAACTGTTCTCATTGCTGAGAAGATTTTTAGATCAAGAAGTTCCTCTATAATTTCTCTACGATCTGCAGGCTTAAGTTGCATGAAAGGAATATTTATAGCGCTTCCGAGTATCACTACTTGAGTGAAACTTTTCCAGTTAGCTTTAAGAATATTGCGTTCAAAATGATTTTGCTGATCCTTAACGTTAGCTGGTTGCGGCAAAAGAATGCCATTGCAATGAACTTCGAAAAAATTAGGTTTAATTCCTCGCCGCACTAGGTAATGATTTGTACCAGAAGTAAATTCGACTTCGATAACTGTATCACCGCGATTAATAGAATTAATAAAATTACCTTTCGGTATAGATCGAAATCCTTTATTAAATAAACCTAAACAAAGGGCATCAAGAAGAGTTGAATTGTGTGATACAATATCGTTAGCATAAAATTCATGAACAGTATCCACTTCTATATCATAGAGATCTTCTCGTTTATTAAACTGTTTGATATCGAGAATTTTTTTTACACCAAATCTTGATTGCACTGTATCACCAGTTTCAAGAAGTTTTGCTCTCACCCACGTATTTTTAGTGAATGATATGAAATGATCAGGAGATGTTTTAAGATTATCATGATCAAAAATAAACTCTATTACTTGAGAATCTTTTGCTGTTATTTGACAATCAAGAATTGGATAAAATCCTTTTCTTGTATCAACAAGAAGTTTGCCTCTACAATCTGGAAATTCTTTATAGAAATCATAAATGTCTTTGAGTGTTGTATTTTTTACCATAACCTAATTTTTTGTTCTTTATTCTAATTCATTCTAATAATTTACATAAATACAATAAAAATGCTACTCACGGAATCTCACCTCCTAGTAGCTCTAGACATTCAACCTAAAATCGAACTATATGTCCAGCACTATTATTTATCACTACACCTACCAAATAACTAACACCAAGTTAAATAAACATTATATTGGTGTTCGTTCCTGTAATAAACATCCCACAAAAGATCTTGGTATAAAATATTTTAGTTCTTCTACTAATAAAGAGTTTATATTTGATCAGAAACTAAATATTAATAATTACGAATATAGAATTTTAGGTTTGTTTGAAACTAGAGAAGCTGCATACTTGAATGAAATAGAATTACATGAAACTTACGATGTAGCAAAAAATCATAATTTTTATAATAAGGCTAAAGCAACTTCAACGAGATTCGATAATTCAGAGGCTAAAGAAAAAAGAATTAAAAGTATTTTAGAAACTAGAAAAAGAAAAAAAGAAAAAGGAATATCTTATTCACCATCAAAAGAAACAATTGAAAAAATGCTTATATCTAAATTAAAAAATGGAACAACATTAAAAGGAGTAAAGAAAACAGCATCTCATATTGAAAAAATGAAGTTACGTATACAAGATACATTATTAATAACATGTCCTTACTGTAATAAAACCGGAGCTTATAAAAATATGTACCAGTGGCATTTAGATAATTGTAGGCAAAATCCAAATAGAATAGATAATATAAAAATTGTTACCTGTTCTGTTTGTGGTCACATACAAAAACGTTCAGTAAATTTCTATCAATATCATGAGAAACATTGTAAATTCACCACCATAGCGCACAATAATATTGTGCAAAAAGGTTAATTCCTTCTTGTATTTTTTCTTGATGTTTTTTGTAACCTTGTTTATCAAACCATTTAGGAGATTCGTGATAAAATTGATTTTCCCAATCGTCTGTGCTTAATTCTTGAAAACTCCAAATCATTTGATCAAGAATTAATAACCAATCATCGAATGAATTAAGATCGCTCGGCCAACCATTTACATCTTTTTTGAATTTTTTAAGAAGTGCTAAAATAATAGGCGCAAGAGTGTAATCAATATTCCATGCATCATAATTATCGATTTTAATTATCTTTACCTGATTGTTGAGAAAATTGTAGAGAAATGGAATCTTTTCAAGATATCTGTACCATGTCTTCCAATTCTTGTATTTGCCAATGAATACTATCATATACTATTGTGGGAATGTTAGAGAAAAATAATAAATTATAAAGTGAAAGCATGTAATTTGGCGAACATGAAGCATTCATCTTCTGTCGCTTAATTTCATAATGAATATCAACAATTCGGTTTTCTTTGTTTATGTTTAATTGCATATTATTTTTAGTGTATTTTGTAGTGTTTCAAATATATACGTATTCGAATTTATAATCAAAGAAAGAAAGAGATCTCTCCTTGTAATAACAGTGAGAGCTTTTACACGTAAATTAATATCAAAATATACTCTTTTTACTCTAAATAATAAAGTGTATATCTCTTTTAAATTAATATCCATCTCTAAGAGTTCTAAGAGTACTATAATTTATAATTTCGTGATTTTTTTGAAAAAATCTGATTTTAGTTTAATGCGTAAAGTGATACGTACAAGATCATACGCTCTTTTTTCAAGTACATCCCTGATTTCATAGCGAACTGAGCACATCATATGTGTTCTCGGTGTGAACTACTCTTAGGCTAAAGACCTAAGGGCTTCTGGACTCATCGACTCGATTTTACAACACGACGCCTCCTCCAGTTTTTGTTTTATATCCGACTGCGCACCACAACCAGATAGTTCGTTTAGTCCTTGTCGCAATATGTTCTTTGCTGCATTAATATCTCGGTCGTGATTACATCCACATTTTGGACATATCCATTTCCTAATATCAAGTCGCATTTCATTACATATCCATCCACAAGAACTACAGGTTTTACTTGAAGGGAACCACCTATTCACAAAAATTATATCTCTGTTATGCCATATGCCCTTATATTTCAACATATTAACAAAACTCGACCAAGCGACATCTGTTATTGCTTGTGCTAATTTATGGTTCTTAGTCATTCCCTTTATGTTTAAGTCCTCTAAACAAATAACTTGGTTTTCGTTAATTATTTTAGTTGACAACTTATTTTGGAAATCTTTTCTCTTATTCGTTACATCATTATGCTTTCTACTTAACTTGATTCGTTGTTTGTCTCTTGATTTGCTGCCCTTCTTTTTCCTTGAATGCGTTCTTTGTAAATACTTAATCTTGCCTAATTGCTTCTTTAATAATCTTGGATTATATATTTTTGTTCCATTTGAATCAATCAAAAAATGAGTCAATCCCAAATCAAACCCAATACATTCTCCAGTTGATTCTTTGATTTCAATTTCACCTTCAAATTGAACAGATGCATAATATTGCCCTATTCGGTTCCTTGAAATGACTACTGAATTTGGACTAATTTCTGTTTGTTTCAATCTATGCTTAAACTTAATTGGTTCAAATTTAGGAATTTTGATTGTTTTTGTTTCTA